AAGCTGCTAAGCAATACTTTGTAGTAGGTTACAAAGGTACTTCACCTTATGACAGTGGTTTATTCTATTGTCCTTACGTTCCACTACAAATGGTAAGAGCTGTTGGACAAGACACTTTCCAACCGAAGATCGGCTTTAAAACTAGATACGGCTTACAAGCAAACCCATTTGCTGAAGCTGGAACTGGTGATAATGCTATCATCAACGGTGCTGGTAATGCTAACGCAAACAGATATTACAGACGAGTACAAGTAACTAACTTGATGTAATCTGTTTAACAACAGTATATTTAAAAGGGCGACCCTCAAAAGTCGCCCTTTTTTTATGGGATAAATAAATGTATGAAAAAAGTTTTAATTCAATATCTTTACATATTCATTATAGTATTAATAATGCTAGTTGTTTTTACTTGGGCAAATGCCTGTGAAGAAGAAGTAAAACCAGATTTGCCTGTATGTGAAGAACTACAAGTATCAACTGAAGAAAAGCCTTGTAAAAAAGGAGAAGGCAATATTAACACAGTTATTAAGGCTTTAGAGAAGTTAAGCGAGTCAGGAACACTTCCTAGATAACATATAAATAGTATTATGACAACCACTAATAGTTACAATAGACAGCCTACAAAGTTAGATTATGCGTCTCCAACGCAGTTTAAATTTAGTATATTTAAATTACCTAAAGTAGAATACTTTTGTACAGAAATTAATCTGCCTGGTATAAGATTAAATACGGTAACACAACCTACATCATTAAAACAAATACCAATTCCTGGTGACGGATTAACATATGATAGTTTAAGAATGACTTTTCTTGTAGATGAAAACTATGAAAACTACCAAGAGATACACGGCTGGTTAGTAGGATTAGGATTTCCAAAAGATAATAGTCAATTTAGAGATTTAGCTGCCGCTGGTGAAGATAGATTTCCTGGTTCAAGTCAATCATTTAGTAGTGAGATAGGTAAAACAAAATATGGTGCTGCTAATCCTGGTGGAACACTATCAGACGCAACACTTATAACCTTGACAAGTAAAAACAACCCACAATTAGAAATAAGATTTAGTGATGTATTTCCTACATCATTATCTAGTTTAAATTTTACACAACAAGCTGGTGATGTAAATTATCTTACAGCAACTGTAGATTTTGAATATAAAATATATGAATTTGCTACGGTAGGTTCATCAACAACTAGTGTAACTACCTCATAAAACTTTACTTTTTAAAGGTTTTGTGATATAATATATATTATGGAGATATTATGGATATAGAACAATTACAAGAACAAGTTGATAAAGATTTGAAAATTAATGATACTGAATTAGATTTAGAATCACTCAAAACTCCTCAACTTCATAACAAATATATGAAACACTTAACAAAGTTTAAGTTAATGTTAAGTCGTGCTGAAAGTGAATATAACACTTTAAAAAGAGATAAGTGGGAATATTATACTGGTAAATCTCCTGCTGAAGTATATGCTAAAAAACCTTTTGATTTAAAAATTTTAAAAACAGATATAGACAAGTATTTAGAAGCAGATGAAGATTTACAAAAACAAAAACAAAAAGTAGATTATCTAAATACAGTAGTTGAATTTTTAGATAGGACTATACGACTAATTTCAAATAGAGGATTCACTATTAAAAACGCAATTGATTGGCGTAAATTTACTAGTGGAGCAGTGTAAATGCAAAACAAATATTCTTATTATTGGTTTGACAAAGCGCTGACCAATGACCAATGCGATAGAATTATCGAGTTGGGTGAAAATCGCTTAAGTAAATTAAAGAAAGAAGGATTATCTACTAACGCTACAACATTTGGTGAAACACATAAAGGTGCTAAAAATGCTGGTGATATGTCATTGGAAGATAAAACTGAAGAAGATATAAAAGATAAAAATAAAAAAGTTTATATTAGAGATAGTGAAGTATCATGGTTTGGTGGTGAAAATGACTATTGGATTTATAATTTATTAACACCCTATTTAGCAGAAGCAAATGATAAATCAGGTTGGAAATATGATTATGATTACCATGAATCTATACAATTTACAAAATATGGACAAAATCAATTTTACGGTTGGCATTACGATGGCGCAGGAGATCATCATAACGTTTATCGAAAAATTACATCTGATAAAAAAGATATGAAACAAGTAGAAGATAGTCGTATGTGGGGAAAAGTTAGAAAATTAAGTATGACTGTTAACCTCAGTCCTGCTAATAGTTACGAGGGTGGAAATTTAAAGTTTGATAACGGACCTCATCATAAAGGTGAAAGGTTTTATGAGTGTACTGAAATAAGACCACGTGGGTCAATCATTGTATTTCCATCTTATATATATCATCAAGTCACTCCTGTGACTTCAGGTACACGTTACTCTTTAGTTATGTGGACAATAGGGAAGCCGTTTAAATGATAGAAAAAATACAAAAAAGTTTTGAAAAAAATAATTATGTAGTTATAAAAAAATTTTTGCCTAGATCAATGGCAAATTTATTATATTATCATGTTTTAGTATCAGAAAAAGTGTCTAGGTTTATTAATGATGATCCTGAAAATAAAGAAAAATTTAATAAAAACAATCAATACGGAACTTTTACAGATGCTCAAGCGCCTGGTGATTATAGTAAATATGGAGAACCTATATTTGAAAGTTTAATGTGTCAATCACTGCCAGATTTAAATATGTACACAGGATTGAATTTAATTCCTACTTATTCATATCATAGATTATATACAACAGGTACAGAATTAAAAAGACACAAAGATAGATCAAGTTGTGAAATTTCAACTACTATATGTTTAGGATATGATAATACAAATTTACCTGAAAGTAAAAAAGATTGGAATTGGCCAATGTATGTAGGACCATCTGACGGTAGAGAAAATCAAAAAGGATATCCTTGTTATTTAGAACCTGGAGATATGATAATTTATAGAGGTTGTTTAATTGAACATTGGAGAGAACCTTTTATAGGCAAAAATCACGCACAAGTTTTTGTTCATTATAATATAGACAATGATGAAAATAAAGAAAGACTATATGATAGTCGACCATTACCTCATCTTACAGGTAATTTTAAAAATATTCCAAATAATTAATTTAATTAATGACCACAACACGTTATATTATAATTGATAAAAAAAATGAAGTCTATTTAAAGATAGAGGCTGACGCTGATATTAGACGAGAACTTGGAGAATATTTTACATTTGAAGTACCTGGTTTTAAGTTTATGCCACAGTATCGTAATAGAGTTTGGGATGGCAAAATTAGATTATTTTCATATGCGACAGGACAAATCTACACAGGATTATATCCATATATCTTAAATTGGTGTAAAGAAAATGATGTACAAGTTGTTGACGGAACAAAAATAAAAGATGTAGAAGTATCAGATAAAAAGATTGATGACTTTATTAAAGCACTAAAAGTACCTTTAGAAATAAGAGATTATCAAAAAGAAGCGTTTAAATATTCTATACAAAAATCACGTAGTTTATTGGTATCGCCTACTGCCTCTGGTAAATCACTTATTATATACTTAATGTTAATTTTTAATTTGTTAAGACTTAAAGAATCTAAACAAGACAAGATATTAATTATAGTACCAACAACATCATTAGTAGAACAATTATTTAAAGACTTTAAAGATTACGGTTATAATAGTGATCGTAACGTACATAAGATATATCAAGGACACGATAAAGACACAAATAAAAGAGTAATTATATCTACTTGGCAATCAATCTATAATCTGCCAAAAAAGTGGTTTAAACAGTTTGGTATGGTCATAGGTGACGAAGCACATTTATTTAAGGCAGTTAGTTTATCAAAAATAATGACTAAACTAGAAACGTGTAAATATAGAATAGGTTTAACAGGTACTTTAGATGGTACAAAAACTCACAAATTAGTATTAGAGGGTTTATTTGGAACTGTTAATAAAGTCGTATCTACAAGTGAACTACAAGAAAAGAAACAACTCGCTGACTTAAAAATAATGTGTTTAATACTTCAACACGACAAAAACGCCAGACATTTTTTAAAAGATAAAAGTTATCAGGAAGAAATGGATTATCTAGTTTCTAACACTAGTCGTAATAAATATATAAGAAATCTTTGTTTGTCATTACAAGGCAATTCTTTGTGTTTATTTCAATACGTTGAAAAGCACGGTGAAATATTAAAAAAATTAATAGAAGATAAAGCAGAAAATAAAAAAGTGTTTTATGTTCACGGAGGAGTAGAGGCAGATGAAAGAGAAAATATCAGAGCGATTACGGAAAAGTCCGATAATGCTATTATTATTGCTTCTTATGGTACTTTTTCCTCTGGCATTAATATTAGGAATTTACACAACATTGTTTTCGCTTCTCCTTCTAAAAGTCGTATCAGGAATCTTCAAAGTATTGGTAGGGGTCTTCGTTTAAAAGATAATAATTCATTTGCCACTTTAT